CAAGAATGTCCATCACGATAGGGTCAGTTTCTCCAAGTAGATAGTATTCAATCTTTGAGAGTTCTTCCTTTGTGAAATTAATGAGTGGCATTTCGTACCTCCGAAACTTTCTCCATTAAATCAGATAGTCTTAAGTACAATGCTTTCTGCTCTGCTGTCAATCCGTTACCTTTTGGGTCAATGATTGTCATATCAGTACGATAACATACAAGTGCGTGTGCAATGTCAAGTAGTTCGTTTGATGTAAAAGTCATTAGTTGACCTCCTCCTTTTCTGCAAGTCTTTCTTCTCTGTACTCATCTATCTGATGAATGACAATACTTATCTTTTCATTGATGTTCCGTAGTTCCTGATTATCAATGAATAATGAACTGTTAAGAAGTTTCATTGCAAGTATTGATGTTGGTATTGCAACTACCACTCCTGTAAAAAATGCTGAAATCATACTCCCTCCAATTCTAAATTAAAATCTTTTGCAACTTCAAGGAACACATCTTCATTCCAAGCAATCATTTCATCAAATGCACCACTCTGACCATAAGTGTTCTCTCCTTCCTGTATCTCTTCGTGGATTTGATTTGTGACAAGACTTCTGAGTTCTTCAATGTCCATTGTTGCAACTGTCTCTTTGACAAATCTTCTTGCAAAGGTTACATAGTCTTTGCTGTTAAGTGTGCTTTTCATTAATCTAAATCCTCCATTTCTGAAATTGAATCGAACTGATAGTTGTAGAACATATCATCTTGATTTACGTCACTATACTTATACTGACCTCTATTATATAAAGACATTGCTTCATCTTTAGAGTTTGCTTCAATGTAAACATCATTGTAACCAGTAAATCTCTCTTGAATAATAAAGGTCTTGGTCTTAGTTTTAGTCATTGTCTGTACCTCCGAATACTTTTGAATAGTAACCGATTCTTACATAGTCTCTCTTGAGAATACACATCTTCAGTACAAAACCAAATAGATGTGAGAGTTCGTGTGCGGATAACTCATCAAAGTTTTCCCAATCTTCAACTGCGATTGCATTGTCAATATCACAACCACCGCCAGTAGCGTATGATGGTGCTGACATCAAAACTGCATCTTCATCAATCCAGAAGTGCATACCTAGTGTTTCTGATACTGTGTACAAAACTGCTGTTCCGTCATCAGGTTTGATTTCCATTTTTGAAGTCATAAGGGTTTCTTCTCTGTATATACCTATTATAATGCAAATAGGTTGGTTTTCAACTATTGTTGTGACAGTAATTCAACTGTCTCTTCTCCATAGACTTCCACACCAAAATGATTTACAATGACATCTTCAATGTGGTCAATCTGCTCATCAAACATTATGTCAACTAATTCCTCAATCAATACTGGTGCTGAAAGTGGGTCATCATTTATAAGTGATGCGATTTCATACACCATATTTGCTTTGCGTGATTGTAAGTCCATTACACCTCCTCCACACTTTCAATGTTCCACTCTGAAACATATTCATCTTCCACTTCAAATGAATTAATGTTTGCGTGTGCAAGTTCTCTTGCTTCATCTTCGGTGTCTGCTTCAACTAATACTGTGAAGTAAGTGACCTCTGAACATTCGATTTTAAATTGATTCATCCTTTTACCTCAAGTGATTTGTCAATTACATTGACTACGTTTTTCTTGAGAGTCTCATCATAGACTCGAATTGAAAGTTCTCCGTCTGCATCTGTGAAACCATTGCGGTCAAGTGCATTACCAACTATCTCCCAGACTTGATGTACTTCTTCATCGGTCATCATACTACCAATACTGTAGAAATGACATCTTTTGTACTGTGTTTTTGCCATTAGAAAAATCCTCCGTTGACTTCTGCATCTTGTAGTTTTTCAAACACTTCGACTTGTGTTTCTGATAACTCAAAGTCCATATCTCTCAATATGTCATAGAGTTTGATAGTTTCATACAGTTCATCGCCTGTAAAGGGAACTGAAATAGTGAGTTTGTCAATCATTAACAATGCTCCGCAATAACTTCCCAAGTAGCAATGAAACTCTCTAACCAGTATTTTTGATTACCTGTGAGTTTACAGGCATTTTCTCCGTAAAGAATGTCATCTGCACTACGATGTGGTAAATCATTCTCATCTAAGTACTTGTCGTACACATCACATAGGAATAGCATTTCTTTTGACATAGGGGTTTCTCCTTTGTTTATACTATCATTATAGCAAGTCTAAGTCCTTGCGTCTGTGTACTGTGGACTCTTCTTGAACTGTCACACTCATACTATCTACAAGTGCATCAACTTTGCTACCATAGTCATCAGTATCTTTACCTTCAGATAGACTATCAAGGTAAGGGTGTCTCTCTTCGATTTGTTTTTTGAATTTACAATCAACATATTCTTTGATTTCTTCAACAACATCCTCAAAGTGGTCATCCCAATAGTTGATACACTCATCAACTACCTCATTATCTGGTAATGATTCCATATACCTCATCATATCATCCATCACATAAGAAACTAAGTCCTTTGTTTCCATATTGTCAACAAATCTCTCAACATAAAATGCTCTGAGTTCATTAAGTTGATTCTCTGTGAGATTGACTAACTCATCTTTCATTGAGTTATGTGAAAAGTAAGTAAATGATTTTGAATCCATTTTTAAATCTCCATCCAAACTTCGTTTTCTGGAAGTCCACCAAGAAGTTGCTGTATTTCGTCATAGACTTCTCTACCACTACTACTCATTCTTTGATAATCCCAACCCAAGTCATCTATAAGGGTTTTCAATCTGTCTCCCTCATCATTGACTCTAACTTTTTCTCCTAAGACTTTGATGTAAATCTCTCTTGCATAGGATAATCCGAAAGTGTTGTCTCTTTCTTTTGCGAAAGTGTTGTCGTTTTTTGTGGTCATTTTAGTAGTCCTCCTCAATGTTGTTACCAATCCAATGGTGGAAATTAAATTCTGTGATGTCAAGATACTCTGGGTCGTGTAATCTTGAGACTTGTTCTGGTGTTTCTCCGTCAGGAATGAAAACAAATTCTTCACAAAAATACTGTGCAGAACCTACCCCAGACTTTTCGCAATGGTTTAGGATTTCATTGATGTCATCTTCATTAACTTTTAAGTTAGTGAGATACTCAACATCCTTTTTGATTTGTTCAGATGTGATTTTCATAAGGGGTTTCTCCTTTGTATATACCTATTATAGTGGTAAAACTGCCTTACTACCACTCTTAGTGGACACTTTTTTAGGTGGCACATCCAACTCTTCCATAATAATTTGTTTTGGTAGTATGTTATAGCAGTAGTAACTACTACTGAATGTTATCTTATCATTATCTCTACCATCTGGACTTATAAACTTCATTCTCTTATCAAACATCAACAACTGCAAGTCCTTATCCTTGAATAGTTGTTTTGGTGCTGAGTCATTCAACCAAGTGTTTGTCATTATCAGGGCAAAAGGTTTGCCAAAGGATAATGCTCTCTCAAAATACTTTCTCTTATTGGTAAAAGGTGGATTTGATACCATCACATCCCAATACTCTGGTTCAAAGTCAAAGAAGTCAATACCCATACTAATATGAGTAGCAATAACTTTATTCTGTTTTGATATTTGTTTAGTAAACTCACTATCAATGGTATCAAAAGGACACCATACAGTAGCACCCTCTGGAATATACTTAAGTATAGGTTTGACACCATAGTCAGGTGTGTAACACTCATCGTTGTTACCCACCGAATACATTAACTTACCACTATCTAATTCTTGTACCATATTCCTTGATTTGTTTTGTACTGATACTTACCCCTATTCTAGGGTCTTTCTTGTGTGATGTTCCTTCATCAAACTGTTTCTTAATCTTAGGTAACAATATCTTTAATACATTGTTAGCGTCTAACTTCCATACCTCTGCAACTCTACCACCATCAAATCTTGCATAGTAATGATGTTCATACTTACCAATTTTGTCCTCTATGATGTATCTGCATTGGTCTTCCCAAGTATCCTGTACACTAATACCATTATATGTACCATTGACATTCTTACCTATGGTTGACTTGTATTCGCAACCACCAAATTCATCTATTGCATCTTCCCCTGCATAGTCATCTGCAACCTTATGACCAAGTAAACCTGCCATATAGATTTCTCTTGACCTTGCATAAGAGAATGGGTCTCCCCATCCCTGTTGGTCACATAATTCATACATTTGTTCGTAGAGGTCACGATACTTTTCTTCGGGGGTCATAATAACTCTGTAATTACTATTATTATAGCAAAGATTTTACCATATATCAATGTGGTGTGACAGTAATTTAACTGTCCTAACCACACTCCATATCATACTTTGCTTGAGATACTATGATGCTATCCACTTTTTCTCTTACTAATTTACACCATTCAATATCATCATCGTCAAGCATTTCATTATGTTCAAGATAATACTTTAATGTATAATCTATGGTTGTTAGTTCGTAATTGTCAAATTGGTTCATAATTAGTACTTGTAAATCCTATCTTGGTTTTTAATTAAATCAAAATCGACCTTTGGGTTTATGTGTTTATCCCAACCCATTGTAAATGCCTTTTCATATACAAGATTAAGTAGCACTTCTTCTCTATCAGGTGTTTCACTTGGATTACTACAGTTCAATCTTGACTCACACATCATTTCATTTTGACCTTCAAGGTGTGTGATGAGTGCGGTCAATTCCATATCATCTAATACAAGTAAGTGTCTTGCCATTACCATTCCTCCTCTGGTCTTTTTGCTCTTGCCTTTTCAATCTTACTGTAAAACTTGTCAACAGTAGTTTCCAAGACTTCAAAGATTTCGTCTAACTCTTCCACTAATTCTGTATCATCATTACCCTGTGAGTAACCCTCTAGGCAATAGAGTATGGTGCTTATCTGCTCTTCTCTGAGAGACAGATTTATTGGTGTTTGTGGAAATTCACTTCTAATTTTAGACATCATAAGACCTCCATTGATATTCAGTAAGTTTGTCTAGGATTGTTTGATATTCTTCATTATACTGTCTCTCAAGTCTAGCATCTACTAGGTTTATGACAGTTTGTAATTCGTCTTGAGTTAATGGCATATTACTCTCCTACAAACTTGTAGTTGTACTCTTCGAGTAGAATGTCTCTGACTCTTTCTCTGTCAAGAGAGTCTCCATCCCCCCAAGTGCATAACTTGTTAGTCTCATCACTACACATTGATAGGTAGTTTTCTGTTGCTCTGTAGATGTCTAACTTTGTTAGAGGTTGTTTAGTCTGTTGAGACATCATAGGATAGAGTGGGTCATTCTGACCATAGAATGAATCAACGTAGTCAACGAACTGTGTAAGCATATCGTTGAGTTTTGTGCTTGAAGTTCCTGAGTTCATAATAAGGGATTTCTTTGTTATGTACTTATTATAGTCTGTCTATATCACTTTTCAATATACCTTGTGACAGTTTTTTAACTGACCCAAGCTCCTCCTGTAAGGAAGTTTAATCTGCTAAATTGATTTCTGTTTACTAATTTGTATATACCCCACCTGTTCCACATTACATAACCTTCGCCATCTATTTCGCCATCATCATCAAATGTTGTCCACCATCCATCGTGTTCACATCTTTTGAGTGCATCCATCTTAATTGACTTAACTAACTTCCAAAGTCTCATCAAGTTAGGGTCAATATTATGTGAGTGTGATATAGCATTAACTACATCATCTGTAATTGGTATTCCAGTACGGATACAATGATTGATAGTTTTTTTAATTTGTTGTGCTTTTTTATCATCAACAAACTGAACCATAGTTGCCATTTGTTTTGCAAATTGACATCTATTCAATACAAACTGTTGAAACTTTGCAATAGCATTACATTGAACATATAATACTTTGTCCAAGTCATTCTCAAGTATATGGTCAAGTGGTATTGCGTGAGTATCAACTAGAGTATCTCCTGTAGCAATATACTCTGTGTGTGGTGCGATGATAATATTGTGTTCTATCTTATATGGAAATAGATACCCAATCGTATTAGGTTGGTAGTAGTCATCGCCACCAATACCTATCAAATCTCCCTGATAGATATTCTCTGTTCTGACTAAATTATCAAAACATTTGTGTAATTTATCTGCCAAGTCTGGTTTATCAGCATATAATATATCAATCTCTTCGTGAGAGTGACATATCATCTTCTTGACTTTGTTGAATACTGATTTCGTGCCTACGAAAAATTTATCATTTTCGGGATTAGTTCCCCATACAATAGCAGGGCAACCATCTATTTTAAGAGATACCTTACCCTGTAGAGTAAACCAGTTAATTGCTGATAAGTCTCCAGTAAGGATAGTATCTTCGGGGTGTTCAATGTGTTTGAGTTGCATTTGTCTGAGTGATAGTAGTTTGCTTAAACTAATATTTTCTCTCTCTTCTGTTACCTTATATTAACACATACGGATTATATAGTAATAATTAAAGTCCAAATGGTAATAATCTGACACCATTTCTTAACAAGAATGTGTCAATAATTAGGTTTGCTATATTAGTTCCCCAATGTAGCATCCATAAGAATGAAGCGATAAAGATTAGTTTTTCTTTGATTGATAGTTTCATTTTATCTTAAGTATAAGTATCCACCTGCCCATCCTACACATCTAGGGTCAGTTAAGAACAATAAATCTTTTTTGTTGCAAAAATTAAATCTAACGTGTTTTGCGGGTGCTTTCCAAGATGCAGGTTTGTAAACATCCCCTGTTTTTCTATCCACAAATGCGTGAACTGTGGTATCTTTCCAGTAACCAGTTTTTTCGTTGTACTCTTCTCTGACTACTTTGTAGTACTTCTTACCTTCAATGTATCTGTGTCTGTCAAGGTTTGCTTTACCTTGCATTATCTTTACAAGTTGCTCTGCTGAATAAGAACACTCTGGGTCACGTTGTAAGTTATGCTCTAAACTTCTGATTGTGTCCTGTTTGTAGTTCTCATTGAGTGCTTTACAATAGTCATCAACATATCTTTCTAAAAAGACTTGATTTGTTTTCTGAACTGATTGTCCGATTACTTTTTCCATAGGGGTGTTTCTTTGTTATACATCTATTATAGCAATAAAAAAGGGGGTTGAGTACCCCCTTGTGACACTTAGTCAACTGTCTGCTTTTTTGGTATTTCTACCTCCTCAACAGTTACACTTAAAATCTCTTCATAGTCCTCATCATAGTTTTGTTTGATTGCATAACCCACCCATCTATCTGTGACGAAAATGTATGAGTACTCTTGCCAACAATCTATTCGTGTGAACTCATCAAAGTTCTTACTTAATACAGGTGCTTCATCATCCCCACCATAATATGTGGGTTGTGGGTCTGCAACTGGGTGGAACTCTCCTGTTTCTACATCAAATACTGAGTCAGAATAGCAATTACTCATATTGCCACCATCTATAAGTTCGGCAACTTTCTCATAAGTGTTGTAGTGTTCTTCAAGTTTAACACCTAATCCCTCTGGGTATCCATCAAAGTGATGATATACTGAGAGAATTGAATCATCAGGTAATAAGATACCTATTCTTGCTCTTGTTGACATAAGGGTCTAAAATAAATTGACGAGAGGAAACAAAACACGACCAACTGCTTAAGTTCGACTTAAAAACGTATTCCTCTGGGTATCCGTTACCTTGAAAGTCTTATGTTGGTGGGTTTGTTTCCCCACTATTAATATAACACATCTGCAAGAGGATTCAACTTCTCTTGTGACACTTCAACAACTGGCATATAAAGGGTTCCATATTTACCGAATATTCGTCTAAACTTACCAAGTCTAGCACCAAGATAAACTATTGCTGATTGAAATGGAGCTGCACCTTTTCCATTTCCAAATTTTAATCTTTTATTAATTGCTAAAAATGGATAGGTTGATATTGACTTCCACCATCTTGTAGATACATCCATCTTAATCAGCAAGACTAACTCTTTTGCGTGTCCTAGTTTGTATTGTGATACTGCATAAGGTATCCACTCTTTACTATTACTATATGGATGATTCATAAACACACTATCGGCAACCCAATCTTGTGCAAGTCCATTCATTTTCTCATCGAAAAGTTTTTTAGCGGGTACGTTGGGATTCTCGATGTCATTACAACAGGGGTCTAAATCTAGTTTGTTATCAAAGAATTCTAGTACATCCCCTACAAACTCAGGTGGGGTGTTCCAACAATCAGTTCTAGTTCCTGTTGTTGCTGTTAAAGCTTTAAGTGCTGTTGATGTCATACAAATATTATATCACACAAATCTAGTTTTGTCTATTCTAAATATTTAAAGTTCGGTTATCCGTATGAAATTAATTGATGGTTGCCACTCTCTAAAACTAGAATGTGCATTAAGGGAATTAGGTTTTGTAGATGTTGGTTGGAAATGTGTTGCCAATGCAGGTATATTTCTAGTTCTTCCATTTGGATTACCCGAAAACCCAGACGGAGACTTACTCGGTTTCCAAGTTGTTAAATCTAGTCGGGTAATCAGGTTATCTGATAGTGCCAAAAAGGCTCTTGACTTTGCGATTAATATGTCAGGTTAGTCGTCATAGACTAAACACTCTGGTTCATCAGGGTGTAAATCGCAAAATAGTTCTAAGGCATTTGGGTCGTGATGGTCGCCCGCTTCAATTTCCTTTTTATGATGTCCAACGTATTCCTGTAGTTCATGGAGTTCATCTTTATAGTGCCTTCTAGCTGCGGATGAAACTGTTGGGTCTTCAATCCTTTGCTTATCGAACTCGATGTGGTCTTCTATTGTTTTCATAATGTGTTCCTCTTGTTACAATACTATTTAGGTTTTTAATTAAATTTTAATGTTCGGTTAAATCCCAATGCCACTTGATAGATTTAATAAAATCAAACGTATCTTCCATATAAGTTTTATCATTATTGTCGTATTTCCATTCACACAAATAATTTCTCATTTCCTCTAAGTTCTGGAAATCTCCTTTATGGTCATAATTTTCGTCATACAGATGATACTTCATAACTATGGTAAATCGTGATTAAAAAATGTGCCAAAGAAACCGCTATCTCCATCTTTGCGATTCTCTATCTTTTCAAGCATTTCACTTGCGTCAATTAAGTTGTCTATCTGTGCCAACATATCTGCTATGTTTTTACTCACAAATGGTTTTTCTGTTCTAGCTGAACAGGCAAGAGCATTTTTTAAATCCTCTTGTGCATCCCTTAATGCTGACTTGACAGTTTCAGATAGTGCCATTATGCTTTAACCCATCCTGTATCTGTTAATTGATAACCATTTGCAACCAACTCATCTTCACTCATAACGTCTGTAGCACTCGCTACAATATCTATGTTACCATCAGGTGTTTCTGTGTAATCTACCCATTTTTTAGAGTCTGTTATCCAACTATGGTCATCTTCTGCAGCTGCATTAAGTTCAACCACATTTTTACTTTTATCAACACCATATAATAAGTCTAAAACTTCTTTACTGTGTCTTGCACATACACGATGATATTGTGAATTTCTTTTTAAAGTAAGCATAATACAATCCAAAATATCCTGTGGAGACTCAACTGTGAGTGCATCCTCGATGGAATCTTTCAAATTATTAAGTGATGGACTTGAAAATTCTTCTATCATTTGTTCTGGTCTAAGTGAATTGCTTTCTCCATAATACCTTGAATCTCTTTCGATGTCAAGTTGTTCATCCAAGACCAATCAGGGTCTTGTTTATCCCATTCAACGGTAAAAGTTCCGTCTTTATTTCGATTGATTTTCAGAGAGTTGTTGGTCATCTTTGGAAAGTTTTAAAGTTTTTTTAATTAGTTTTGCATATTTCACTTCCATATCGGTATATAATTCTGGGTTCGCTTTTGCTCTCTTAATCAATATCTTAGCTGCCTTCTTATCCTTCATCAATAGTTAAGTTATATTAAGAATTATTTAGTATATTAGGAATTAAAGATATTTTTGATGTCTCCTGATACAGATGTGCTATCCTTTTTAATCTTAACTTTTGTCTTAAATCTCTCTTCGTGTTCCGATAATTTCATTTGAACTGTCATCATTTCATCTTGTAATCTCTCTATTCTTTCATTCTGCTGTTGTATGACTTCCTCAACCATAAAGTTCTCCCCACTCATAGGGTCTTTCACTCTGATTTCAAACTGCTCTTCTGGTGTTAATCTGTTTCTATATGGATACAACCAATCAGCAATTTCGTCTGCAACCACCCACGCAAACTCTCTAATTTTAAATAATATTTTCATAAATTTTCCCAATCTGTATAATCACTTGGTATCTTACAAGACATCATCGAAATAAGTGTGTCATAAGGAATCCAAGCAGGGTTTTCATTTTGAAATTGTACTTGCACTTCCTTCACATTTTTTTGATAGAACCTATCATATACAGTTCTGACATTTTTTACAAAAGACAACGGACTAATCATTAATAATTTGTTTCTCCAATTATAAAACCCCTGACTTAAAAAGTCAAGGGTTTGTTTTTCTTTGCTAATTTGGTTAAGGTGGATGAGTGAATTGATACATTTAATAACTCGGTAAACTACAATTAACGAATTAAAACCTCCTTACATATTCTTTTACATTCTGCTTGCTGTTCGTCACATTCGACTAGGCACTCGTAGTATTCTGTGATTAAATCATTATCCTCATTGTAACCATTGAGTTGATTTAGTGGAATTAAGTTGTGCATTTCTTTATCGAATTATTGGACTTAGTATGACATAATGTAGGAGTTTTAGTGCATCTTGTTTCTCCTAATTCTAAAAATATTTAGACCAAACGTGTCTGTATTTGCTGATACAAAGTTACAAAAATTTATGCCTACGCACTTATACCTAGTCTCTTTGTCTCCAATCATCTGACCTATCTGGTCGGAACCAATCGTAGATTTCATCTGGACTATTGAAACCCCTTATTTGCCTACCACTTGAATCGGAGTCTCCTATATTCAAGTTATTCAAAAAAGAATCGTTCGGATTTGTCTTCATTCTTCTTGCCTGTTTTAACATTCCTCTAGCACTTGTATTTGCTTTCCCCAACTTTTCTGCCCATATCATATCTGGTAAACTTACTTCACTTCCAGAGGCAATGTCTTTGCAAATTGCCTCTAATCTTAATCGGTATTGGGTTGATAGCATAAGAAAATCTAATCTGATGTATTTATTTTCTTTATGTATGCTTTATTATTTGTCATCTAACACACACAAAGTTGTCTCCTTAAACTTCTGTATTGCCTGTGGTAACACATAATATTCTCTTCTCTGTACTGCCTTTGTGAGTGACTCGATAGTATCATTTTTGAGTATAGGTACTTCTTCCTGTAAAATTATCTCTCCTCCATCAAGTTCCTCATTTACAAAGTGTACCGTACATCCTGTGACATCATCTTCACTATAAAATGCTTGCTCAATAGCGTGTAATCCCTTATACTTTGGAAGTAATGATGGATGTAAATTAATTATTCTGCGTGGAAAAGCATTAACAAATGTTGATGATATAACTCTCATCCACCCTGCTAATACAATTAAATCAACCTCATAGGTTTTGAACAATTTAATAATATCATCCTCATCTGCACTCTTGATACAGACATTTGGGATACCTAACTTAGTTGCTCTCTTCTTTGCACCACAATTTCTTTTGTTGTATATCATCAATACAACTTCATCCTCTCGGCAAGAACGAACTATGTTCTCGAAATTTGTTCCGTTTCCAGAACACATAACTCCTATTCTCATCTATCTCCACTTAGATAAAGGTTTAGAATGTGGATTCTCCAATTTCCTAACATAATCAATAACTTCATCACGAATTGCAATCATTTCATCAAAACAATCTTGATTATATGCACAACCACGAAGTTTAGTGTCAGGTTTATATAAGGATTCAAGTAAGAGAGTTCTACCTCTATCCCACTTATCTGCTAAGTTTTTTTCGTGCATCTCTCTTTTCTTTTGAAATTCCCTTTTTTATGTATGTCATAGCACATTCAAAGTTTTTTGAAAAGTGTTCTACGACACCGTTATGTACGATTGCAAACTTTCTTCCGTTTGATGGAACTGCAGCCCACATACCATCTTTAGATACCCAACCATTTGGTTGTCCTACCTTTGCATTAAGCAAAGTCAGATTTTTAGTTGGATAAAAAGTTTGATAATTTTCTTTTCTTGGCATTAAAATACAGCAGTAACACTTATTACTCTTGCATTTGGATTTCTTGCAAGTGCAACTTGTCTTGCTTCCTGATAGTCAACTGCTCTTACTTCTTCAGTAAAAGTTTGACCTGCAACATAGAGTTGTACTCTACACTTCATAATTCTCCTTTGTTTACTCTTCTATTATATAATATCCAAGATGTTTATGCAAGGTTCTTGTGCCACTTTGTTCACTGGTTGATAATCATTGATTCTTTTTTGAATTAGACTACCATAGTTTTCATTAAGTTCACAACCAATATAATTTCTACCAAGTGCCTTTGCTACTGCAGCTGTAGTTCCTGCACCCATAAATGGGTCAAGTACTGTGTCTCCTTTCTCACTCCCTGCTAATATACAAGGTTCGATTAAGTCAGGTGGATATGTGGCGAAATGTGCTTCCTTATATGGTTTAACTGTTACTGACCAGACAGAGCGTTTATTCTTTGTTGGATATGATTTTGTAAGTCCTGTATGTGGCGATAGTCCTGTTCCTTCGTTGTGATATTTTCCGTTTGTTCTATCTCTTGTTCCCCAATCTTTTGCGGGTTCTTTGATTGCTTCATTGTCATAAAAATATTTTTTATTTTTACTGAACAAAAATATATATTCGTGTGACTTTGTACACCTATCTCTCACACTCTCAGGCATCGGATTAGGTTTATGCCATATTATATCTTGTCTCAGATACCATCCATCATTTCTCATTGCGAAGGCAAAGAGCCATGGGATTCCAATAAGGTCTTTTTCTTTGAGTCCTTCGATTCGATTTCCTCTGCGAGAACACACATCTGGTAAGTCTTGTTTAGTAGTTGAGACACTTTGTTTTGGTAATCCTTGTCCTTTTCCAGGTCTGTAATTATAGTAACTATCCCCAAGATTAACCCAACAAGTTCCATCATCTGTAAGCACATTGCGAACCTCCTTAAATACGTTTACAAGTTTTTCTACATATTCCTCTGGTGTTTCTTCAAGTCCTATCTGACTATCTTGTCTGATAGCACCACACTTCGGACATACTGTTTTGTATATGGCATCGCCAACACCTGCCATATCATCGTGATTCTTATGACCAGTATTACAATTCTCTGCTTTGACTTTACTATCTCTCTTATGAGAACAATTTGGGTCGCCACCTATCCAAGTAGCAGTTCCATAATCTCTCAATCCGTAGTATGGTGGGGATGTAATACAAGTTCTCGCACTATTGGGTGCAAACTCTTTTAGTGTGTGTTGACAATCGCCAAATAAAATTGTGTCTTTCATCGTTTTAAAAACTCATTTAAAATCCAACTACTGCTATTCATTTTATTATCGCCACCCACACCCCACTCAAAAACAACTCTTTCATCGTCATTGAATTTTTGTAACTCAGGAACATTGGTGTTTACTCTATCTCCTCCATTACAGAATACCACTTTATCATACATTTGTAAACACTTTAGTATCGCATTGCAACTACTATTATCAGAGTCATCATAAGTAATCGTCAAGTCAACTGGTTTAAGTTCTTTGACTATCGCTCTTCTCTCTGTCATCGGTAAGAAATACTTTCCTTTCTTACGAATTAACCAATCATCAGAATTTAATCCCACACATAAAGGTGTGTTTGGATATAACTCTTTTGCATTTTTGAAGTATGATATATGACCTGTGTGTATGGGGTCAAATCCACCTGTGACTAAAACTATTCTACTCATCGTGTAATAATTGTTGTAGCTGCCTGTCCTTTGTTGAATATTGTATCAACAACTGCTTCAACTTTTCTTGCAGTTGTAATACCTACGTTAGAGTAAACTGGTACGCATACAAGACCAAATACTTTGTCTGCATCGCCCTTACGAATAACTCTACCAATCGTTTGTGAGATACCTATGTAATCCATAGACCTCATAAACAATACTGCTTCAAGACCATTGACATTGATACCTTCTGAGAGTATGCTGTGATGCAATACAACAAACTTCTTTCCGTTTCTACCCCACTCATTAAGAGTATTAAAGAAAGTCTCTCTATCGACCTTCTCTCCATCAATCATAGCACCTGTCTTTGCTGTGATAAACATATAAGAGTAACCACGAATAGCAAGTTGCTGTACAAAATCAGTTTGAGATACAAGTGCAACAATCTGTCTGGTTGACTTAGCACAAATTAATACTTTGTCCTTATCAAGATTGTCAATCGCACCAATCATTTGCTCATTGTCTCTATCAGCAACTAACTCATCTTTCTTAAGTATTCTTGAACGATACACCTTAACTTTAGGTGGTAGTATGTAACCCTGCTTGACTAACTTTGGTGCAGGTACTTGACATATCACACCACCATAAACTTCTGTCCAATTCATCCCTGCCTTGACAGGAGAACGACTATGCTTTGGTGTTGCTGTAAAGAAGTAGCATCTACCTGCATACTGTGAGAAGTAATCAGTAGCAGGGAAAAAGTTTTTCTGTACTGAGTTGTGTGCTTCATCAAAGTAGATAGTATCAACATTAATGCCTGACTCCTCAATCCTATGAAGTGAATGATATGTTGTAAATATAATCTTACGACCCATAGTTGTCTCATAAAAAGATTGAATCTCAAATGGGTTTGTGGTATTATACATTCCTTTGACTTTACCACTATGAACGTGCAATACAGACACATCATTGTAATGTTTGTCAAGTATTTCCATAAACTCTTTACATAGTTGCTCTGCAAGTAATATGCGTGGTGCAACGACTACAACTGTAGAATCAGTTTCCAACTGCTTGATAGCATCCATAATCATACAGATGGTCTTACCACCACCAG